AGCGCCGGCACCATGTTCTCCAACGGTTTTGTAAGCCACAATCTCATTTTGGAATCGCTGTCCGAAACGCCTAGCGGCGTCGGTTCGTACGTCAGCTATGCAGGCTCGGGCACGGTGGCAAATGGGCTCTATCTCATCGATGCCTTGTTAGGCGCGGCGGATAAGACCTCGAATGTCGTCATCTCCCCGCGGTCGGGATTCGTTCGCGCGATGGGCGCCTACATCAAGCACAACCCCGCAGCGTCCGCGAACACGCACAACGCTATCGATACGAATTCAAACACGGGGGGTTGTGAAATCACCCTGGTAGGCACCGTCCTCGACGGTGGATACTCGCAAGTGCGTTGCGACCAAGCTAGCGTGACCCTGAATCTCGTGAACTGCGGCTTCACCAACGCAGGCGTGGATGAGGCGGTGTATTTCGTTACGACTGGCCCGACCATCGCGCGCCTTCTGAACTGCGCCTTCAATGGCACTGCCGACATCAAAGCGAGTGCCGCGCCCACAGCGTACGACATCGGCACTTGTTATGCCGCGAGCGCGAGCGCCGCGCTTAGCGGCAATGCCCGTCGGTTGATCACGTCAGGAGCATCGTGGGTGTCTGCGGCAACGGGGGATTTCACGCCGGTCGCCGGATCTACGACGGCGGAAGAAGGCCAAGGCGTTCGCACTCAAGATTTTGTCCAAGCGCGGTGGGCGCAGGGTTTCACGGCGCCCTTCGGATGGGGCGGGCAGCCCTTCAAAAACCCGTCAACGGTGGGGCCAGTAGAATATCGTACGTTGTCTCGCGGGCCATTGGCCGCTGAGCGCGCCGTTCTGGCCACACAGAGAACGGACTTGGCCGCCGCGCGCTCGGCGTTGACACTACCTCGCGGTAACGGCTGAAATGTCCAACTACACCACCACCCAGGACATTTTGCTCGACGTGCTGTGGCGCGCGTTTGAGAACACCGACGGCTCGTCGCAGTACAAAGACGCGGCGCTGCGGTACATCAACCGCGCGTATCGTTCGTTGTGGATGGGTGGCACGGAGTTCATGCCGAATCAGCCGACGGAGTGGTGGTGGATGCGCGACCAGGCGTCGCTCATCCTGAACGCGTACTACCACACCGGCACCGTGACGGTGACCAACGCATCGAACATCGTCACCTTGTCCGCCGCGCCGACCATTTCGCTCCAGGGCTACCACTTCCTGGTGACGGGCGACGACGCCGTGTATCAGATCACCTCGCACATCGCGGGGGACGTGGGTATTCTGCTCGACTCGAACTACGCCGGCACGAGCGCGTCGGGCTCGAGCTATCAGGCGATGCCGCTTGACTACGACCTGCCGAGCAACTGCCTCAAGATCATCGATCCGATGATCACGCACCGCGAGTCGGGCGGCGAGGTGTTCGGCGTCGGCCTGTCGGAGATGTGGCAGCAGTACCCGCTCATCCAGGTGTCGCTTGGCACGCCGAAGCTCTACGCGCCGCTGAACGAAACGCAGATCCGTTTCAGCCACTACCTGGACGAGCAGGCGCGCCTCGATTACTTCTTCCTGGTCGTGCCCGACGACCTGACGGATTCGTCAACGTCGGTTCCGCTGATGCCGCTAAACTATCGGCACGTCCTGGCGGACATGGCGGCGTTCTTTGTCCTGACCGACAAGGAAGAGCAGCGCGCAGTGGGCATCGGGGCGCAGGCCAAAGCCGGCATCCAAGCCATGGCGACAGAAAACGCAATGCGCTGGGGCGGCACGGGCCGACCTGGGCAAATTGACCCCCGCCAGGGCGAGAACCGCAGCGCATGGCGACGCACGGCCAGTGGGTACCGGTTGTGGTGGGGGCGGTAGGTGGCGCAGGAAGTCATCCGCACGGAGATCCCGCTCGGCCCTGACGGGATCTGGGGTTCGCGCAACTACGCGACGACGCCGCTCACCTGTTTGCTCGCGGCGACCAACGTCGACTACTACGGCGGGATCATCCAGAAGGAAGGCGGCGCGGTTCGCTACTCTGCGTCGAGCGGCATTCTTGCCACCGATGTCGCCATCCTCGGCGGCACCGACTGGTGGCCGACGACGACCGGTGCCGAGCCCCTGATCATGACCGCCACGGGCACCGTGCGCCGCGACGACGGCACCGGGGTGTTCACGGCTACCCTGACCTCGGGCTTAAGCCACACCAAGGTCAGCCCGGTGTGGGTGGAAGGCGGCAAGGAAGCGGCAGCGAACAACCGCAAGATGTTCCTGTTCACCGGCGAGAACACGCCGCGTGTGATCTCCGGCGTCGGCGCGGCCGTGGCCACTGCGCTCGCCACGCCGCCGGCCGACTGGTCCGGCGCGAATCAACCGTCCTTCGGCTTCCAGGCCGGTGGTCGACTGTGGGCCGGCGGCAACCTGAACTCGCCGCACACGCTCTACTACAGCCAACCGACGAACCACGAGAACTTCACCGGGGCCGCGTCGGGCTCGATGATGATCTACCCGGGCGTGGGCGAAAAGCTGATTGCCGGCGTCGAGTTCAAGGGCTTCATCGTGGTGTGGAAGTACCCCCGCGGGATCTTCCTCATTGACGCGCGCGACTACGACATCGCGAAGTGGACCATCCAGACGCAGAGTCGCAACATCGGGCTGTGCGGTCCGAACGCCTGGTGCATGATCGACGACGACATCCTGTTCATGGACATCTCCGGCCAGGTGCAGGTCATGTCGCGCATCGACTCCGAGACCTACTCGGCGCGGAATCTGTCCGACTTGAAACAAATGCGCGACTTCATCACGACGAACATCGACACCACCCGCCTGTGGGACGCGCGCGCCATCTACTACGCCTACAAGCGCGAGGTGCATTTCGCGGTCAGCACGGCGGGCACCCTCTCGACGGTCAACAACCGACGGCTCGTCATCGACTTGAACAAGCCGCAGAACGTCCGCTACCGGTGGTCGGACTTCTCCGCGACGGGCTCAGCGTGCATCGAGCCCGAAGCGGTGTGGCTGCAGAAAGACGCCAACCTGATTGAACGCCCCATGGCCGGCGACGCCCGCGGCCGGGTGTGGCGCCTCGACTACGAGTCGAAGACCAAGGAAGGCGACTACGTGTCGACCTTCCAGACCGCGTACACCGACTTGAGCCACGTCGACCCCGGCTTCGCTACGCGAGAGAAAAACGGCAAGTTCCTGGAGCTGACCTTCGAGCAGACCGGCGCCTACACGCTCTACGTCGACATCTATTGGGACGAAGAATTCTCCGAAACGCTCGAGTTCAGCATGGGCTCAGCCGTGGCGGGGTTCACCTACACGTTCCCCATCGTGTTTGCGGAGCGTGGTAGATTGGCCTCGGCGCGGCAGCGCCTGATTGGCTCCGGGCGCCGCTTCAGCGCGGTGTTCCGCCAGCCCTACGCCAACCAGGACTTCAAGCTGGCGCATGCGTTCCTGGGCTTCACGCCCGGCTCTGAGAAGGTGTAACCGATGGCCTATCCCCCAAGCACTACGTACCGCTCGGCTACGCTCTCGGAAGCGCAGTACAACGCGGACATTTCCGGTCTGGCCGCGGCGATGGCGCCGGGGAACATCAACGACTACTCGGCCAGCGTCGGCGAAATGCAGACTGTCGCCAACCCGGGCGGCGTCGGCACCGAATCCCTGGCGACGACCCTGGCCGGCGAAATCGAGCGCATTCGTTACCAACTCAAGGCCATCACGGGCGAGGCGCAGTGGTACGTCGCGCCGAGCATCAGCCTGTCCGGTGTCACCGCGACGTTCGCCGCGGGCACGCTGATGCTGTTTCAGCAGACTTCGGCCCCCTCTGGTTGGACGAAGGTCACCACGGCGGACTACGACGACTCGGTGTTCCGTTGCGTGACGGGTTCGGTCAACGATCCCACGTCCACCAACCCGACGCGCTCGGCCTTCCTTTCGACGGTCATGGCGCAGACCAATGTGGGGTACACCACATTGAGCACGTCGACCATCCCGGCGCACACGCATACGGTGGGCTTTGCTGGGAATGACGAGCCCGCCACCGCGGCGCGCAACGCTGCGAACGGCACGACGGGTACGTTCAACAGCGGCTCGACGGGTAGCGGCAACTCTCACCGGCACACCATCTCCCTGAACATCAAATACGTCGACCTCATCATCTGCTCGAAGAACTAAGCCATGCGACTATCCGCCGTTTTTGACGACAACGTGGTGACCATCGATGGCGCCAGCCGCCGCGTGACCTGGAGCTCGGTGCTGCCCGCCAAGTGGCACGCCTTCCAGTGGTACGACACTGTGGGCGAGATGGAATACGGAGATCGCAACGAGAAGGTCTACGACAGCGCGCTGGCCGCGCTGTTCCAGAGTCTGTGGAACGCGGGCACCGACGGCGCGTCCCCGGTGGCAGACCCCACGACCGACGCCGTAGCACAGGCCCGCGCTGCCGTGCTCGACCAGTTGGTGCTGCAGGCCGCGCAAGACCCTGCCGCCTCCCAGGTCATCAAGGACGGCGCCGCGGATCTCGACAAGGCCGGCATAGTGCTTGAAGTCTCGGCTGCGCCGGTGAAGCTCGGTGGTTAAGAAGACCAAGACCGTCTGTCCGCTCATCAAGGACGAGTGCCTGGGCCACGGCTGCGAGTGGTATCTGCAAATTCGCGGCAGTGATCCACAGACTGGCAAGCCGGTGGATGAATTCGACTGTGCGGTGAAGTGGCTCCCGATGTTGCTCATCGAAAATGCCAAGCAAGTGCGGCATACGAGCTGCGAAGTCGGCGCGCTCCGCAACGAAGCGACCGAGCGCTATGAGATCGGGCTGCGCGCACAACTGGCCACGCTCGAGCACCGCGCCAAGGAGTTGAACGATGCGCCCCACATCCACACGCTATCGCCTGGCGACTGAGGCCGACGATGACGCGCTCAACGCGCTGCCGAAGGGGGAAGTACCCCGACGCTTCCCCACGGTCGTGGCAGAGCGCGACGGGGAGATTGTGGGGTACCTGGCGACGCACGACCGCCCAGACATGATCTTGGCGGGGCCGCTCGAAGTGACGCTGCCCGCCGACGCCAACCGCGGCGTCATGGCCATGCGGCTCATCCAGGCGTATGAGTTCGTGCTGGGCCAGGTGGAAGGTGTTCGCTCGTACTTCTACGCCACGGCAGACGACGCTTGGATCGCCGCGACAGCGCGTTGCGAGCGGACGCGCTTTTGCCACACATACCCCAACGGGCTACACTTATTCGAGCGAGATCTGCCCCACAACGGCACGGTGCACTGATTATGAGCGCAGATACCCCCGAAATGCCCGACCAGTCGCCGGCCGCCAAGGCAGCGTCCGAAGCGCAGATGAATGCGCTCAAAGCGCATGGCGACGCGACGCAGAACTACCTCGACCTCGAGGCGAAACTCGCGCCCTATCTGTACGACGCGCTGGGGATCTCCGTCACCAAGGACGCCAATGGCAAGATCACCGGGTTCACCGGGAACGCCAGCACCAAGGCCAAGCAGATTGGCTCAGCCCTTCAAGACCGCGAGCTCGCAGCGCTCAAGGGTGAACTGCCGGTCAACTCGCAGCTCACCCAGCAACTTGACCAGCAGGAGCAGCAACTCCGCGCGCAGCTCGCCGCGAGCCTCGGGCCGGACTACGCCGCGACGAGCAGCGGGCAGCAAGCGCTGGCCGACTTCCGCCAGCGCAAGGCGAACATCGTCGACAACGCCAGCCGCCAGGACATCCTCGGCATCACTGGCGCGCTGAACACGCACCAGAACACCGTGGATGCGGGGATCCAGACCGCGCTCGGCATTTCGCAGGCACCGCTGCCCGGCATCGGCCAGTTGTTCATGAACGCTGGGGGCTACAACGCGATTGTGCAGGGTGACAACCAGATGCGCAGTCAGCAGTACCAGGCCGAAGTCCAAAGCAACAACGCCTTTTGGGGCGGCATTGGCAATTTGGCGGGAACAATCATCGGCGGCTCGAACTTCGGCAAAGGCGTCGGCAATTTGTTCGGCGGCGGCGGGGGCGGCGGCAGTTACTGGCAGTCGCAAGGCGACCAGTACGGGTATTTCTGATGGCTGGCATCGGCTCACTATTCGGCGGGTTGGCAGAAGGTCTGCAGGCCGGTCGCCGTTTGCGGCAGCAAGATCTTGCGCTGGAGCAGCACCAACAGACCATCGACCTCGAGAGGCAGAAGCAGGACATCGCGCTTCAGCAGATCCAAGGCGCGATGGCCGATTCCAAAGCCATCAGCGCAGCGCTGGCCCCCGCGGCTGATGCCACCAAGCAGGACGCGCAGGGCCTGGAGTTCATGGCTTTGCTGCGCGACGCTGCTGGCATGGATCCGCAGACCCGCAAAACGCAGCTTCCCGTCATGTTCGCGCAGTTCAAAAAGGCGACGGGCCAGGACATTGCGCCGAACATGCAGGAGTTCATCGGCAAAGCGCCGAGCGAAACGCTCGTGCCGCTGATCGACTCAGCCACGGTGCAGATGGCGCGCGGTGGTAGCGCCGCGGCCATCCCCGCGTTCACAGATCCCGCGCGCTCTGCGGCGCTCATCGCCAACCGTACTGCGAAGCTCCAAGCTGCCGCGGGCGACCCACTGGGCGACCCACTGGGCGACAGCGGGCCAAGCACGATGGTTCAGACTCAGATCGCGCAGACGCAGCGCTTGCTTGACCTCGAAAACCAGAAGCGGCAGAACCTCGCCGAAGCGGCCAGCCGCATTACTACACAGGCTGGGCTGGAGAAGTTCACAACGCTGCTGAACGCCAGCGACCAGCGCATCCAGACGCTGAACGGGCAGTTGAATACGCTCAACACGCAGAACGCGCCGAAAACCATCGGGCATGGTGGCGCGTTAGTGACGCCGACAGGGCAGGTGCTCTACCAGGCGCCGGACGCCTCGAAACTGCTACCGCCAGACGTGGAGGCGCAGCAGATCCGCATTGCCGGTGCCAAGGCGCAAGCAGGCGCGCAGGCTCGCCAGGACGTGGCCGACGCCGCCACACCGGACTTGTCGCCCGAAGCCCTGTCGCGCGCCGCGGCGCAGTACAACATCGACGGCTCGCTGCCGGCACTCGGCCGCGGGGCGAAGGGCGTCAAGGCACGGCTCGACATCATCGAGGAAGCCACGCAGCAGGCTGCGGATGCTGGCGATACGTCGGCCGAAGCCGCCGCCCGCGCCACCATGAACAAGGCGGTGTTGAGCGGCTACCGTCAGCTCGAAGCGCAGGGCCAGAAGATCTCCGCGTTCGAGAAAACTGCCAAGATGAATGCGGACAAGGCACTGGAGTTCGCCGGCAAGGTCGACAATACCGGCGTACCGATTTTCAACCGCTGGGTCAACGCGGGGAAAACGGCCGGCACGGACGACCCCGACCTGGCCGCGTTCAACACGTACGTGAACGGTTTCCGCAACGAGTACGCGCGCATTGTGACGACTGCCACCGGTGGCGGCGTGACAACCGACACGGCACGTGCGGAGTTCGACAAGATCATCAACACCGCCCAGGCGCCCGACGCTTTCAAAGCGGCGATCTCCGCGGCCAAGCAGGAAATGGACAACCGCCTCCAGGGCTTCGAGGACTCGCGCCAAGAAGTGCGGGCGAAGTTCCTGAACCTGAAGAAAGGCGGCGGTGACAGCCCCACAGCGGCAACGCCCGCAGCGCCGCCCGTCGATAATAACCAGTACACCAAACTGTCGCCTGAAGAAGAAAAACGCTTTAGGGAGTGGGCAGACAAGCGCAGCAACGGGCATACCGACGACGAGTTGGCGACGTATGACTTGCGCGGCGCATGGAAAGACGTTGAGTCCGGCAAGATTAAACCCGATGACCGGGGGCACCTGGCAGACACCTACAAGAAGCCCAACCACATTACGTTCAGTGACGGCAGCATCTACGCCAAAAACGACCCCGGCGCGGGAAAATGGTCACAGGACTCCGATGGGAAGTGGACGTTCACTGTAGGCGCCACCAATCTCCGCTACCATTCCCCGCAAGAGCTTCGCAGCTATTTTGCGAAGTACGAACCGAACTCGAAATTGGTGTTTCCGAAGAATGTTGACTCGTCTTCCGCCCCTGTGGCGAAGACCAAGAGCGGAGCTACCGTGAGCAACTGGTAATGCCGCGCAATGTCACCATCACCTTCGATGACGGTTCGTCGCATGTCTACCAGAACGTGCCGGATGACGTTGCGCCCGACCGCATCGAAGCCCGCGCGTCGCATGACTTCGGCAAGGACGTAACGCACATCGACGGTGGCGCCTCGGAGCCCAACGCCGCACAGGCGCTCGCGCGCAAGAAGTTCGACCAGCGCATGGCCGACCAGAAGGAGTACGCGAAGCCTGACGAACGGCCCGGTGCCAGCGTCGCGCGCTTTGCCGAAGGTGTCGGCGCGTTCTTTCAGGGCGCGAAGCTGGCCGGCGGGCAGATGCTCGGCGTCACGCCGCAGTCCGAAGTCGATCAGTTCAAAGACGAATCCGTGGGCGCACTGGCGAACCCCGCGGGATTCATCGGCGGCATGGCCGGCGGCGCTGCGGCGACAGCACCCGTGGCTGTTGTGGCGGCGCCTGTGGGCGCTGCGGCGACGGCGGCACTCGGCGGTGGCCGACTGGCCGCGGCGGCAGGTGGTGCGCTCGTAGGCGGCGCACAGGGCGCTGTGGGCGGTGCCATGCTGCCGACGAGCGAAGGGGAGAGCCGCGCAACGAACGTCGGGCTCGGCGCAGCGGGCGGCGCCGCAGTGGGTGGCACGCTGAGCGGATTGCAGCGCGTGCTTGAGCTTCGGGCGCAGCAGGGCGCGGTCGACCAGGTGGCCAACCAGGTGCGGGATAACGCCGCCAAGCAGGCGCTGCAGGTCGGCTACAAGCTCTCCCCGACGGAGGCCAACCCGACCGTGACGAACAGCGCGGCGGAAGGGTTCAGCGGCAAATTCCTGACGCGGCAGACCGCGCAATTGCACAACCAGGAGGTGTCCGACAGCATTGCGAAGTCGTCGCTGCCAGGGTTCCAGCAGGAGGAAGCGCTGACCCACGACGCGCTCGACGCCTACCGCAAACAGGTGGTGCAGAAATACTATCGACCGCTAGATGAACTCGGAGACATGCCGACCGGTGGCCCGAACGGCCCCTTGGACGATCTCATGGCAGGTGTAGGCGTTCGAGTCCGCGCGCTGGGGATGAAGTTCAGCCGATATAAGGCTGCAGCCGAGCGGGTCAACGCCGCCATTTCGGACGTGACGGGCGGCCCGATCCAGACGCCGCGCGCCGTCGACAACGGCTCTCCTATGCCGGACTACCGGCTGATGGCGCCGAAAGCCGAACCGCCGCTGTGGAACAACGATTCCCCCACCCGCGGCAAGCCGACGGTGTTGAACATCAATGACGCAGTGGACTTGATCTCCGATTACCGCTCGGACGCGAAGAATCTGTTCACCAAGGCGCGCGGTCCAGAAGGCTCAAAGGAAGACTTTCACGTCGCATCGGCGTACCTGCAGATTGCCGATGCGCTCGAGCAGTTCATCGACCTGAACGCCAAGCGCGTCGCCGGCACGTATGCACAGACAGGGCAGCCCGAACAAGCAGCGGCCTGGGCGGCCAAAATGGCGGAATTCCAGAAAGGCCGTTCGCTGATCGCCCGTTCACTCAACATCGACCGCGCCTTGACCGGCGACGGCCACGTGGATGCACTGCAACTCGGCCGCATGGCCGCGCGGCCGAACAACCCGGTGCCGCTCGGCGGTGGGCTTGAGATCGTCGCGCAGACCGCCAATTCGTTCAAACACGTCATGGGACCGGTGCGCAACACTGGCGCCGTGCCGCAGTTCAGCCTGTGGGACGCCGCGCTCGGCGTGGGCTCTGCTGCCGCCACACAGAACTACGGCGCCGCCGCGGCGGTGTTCGCGCGGCCGCTGACGCGCTCGTTCATTCTCTCAAAGCTCTACCAGGATACATTGGGCGGCGCGTCGGCCAGCTATCCGAAAGCGCCAAGCGGTTTACTTTCCGACATCGTAACGCGAGGTGCGCAATGATTCTGCTCGGCTCTGCCGTTCTCGTGCTGACCGTTCTCGCGTTGTACGACGAGCACACGCGCCGCCGTGGCTGATCCCATCCTCCGCGCCATCCTCGCGCGCCAGGAAGGGCGGCGCTTGGACGTGTACCGGGACAGTGAAGGGTTCTGGACCGTCGGCGTAGGGCATCTCGTCAGCACGGACAAGTCGCTGACCGCTGACCAGGCGCGGGCGCTCTGCGGTGCGCCGCTGAGCGACGATGAATGCGACCGTCTTCTCGACTCAGACATCGAGGACAAGGTGAGGCAGCTCACGGCGGCGTTTGGGTGGTTCGGCGGGTTACCGGAATGGCCCCGCCGCGGCTTAATTGACATGGCTTTTCAGTTGGGAGTAGCAGGCGTCCGGGGCTTTCCGAAGATGCTGCTCGCGCTCAAGAGTGGCGACTACGCCGCGGCGCGAGTTCACGCACTGGACTCCGACTGGCACAAACAGACCCCCGCACGATGCGAGGAAACTTGCACGATGTTGGGGAACGAAGCTATCGCCTGACTACAACCAAGAATGAAAAACATGTCGGAGTGTCGTCCATGGAGTTTTTCGACCAGTTAGCCAAGGCGATTGGACCTGTCGGTGCGGTTTTTGCAATCGCGGCCGGATACTTTTACCTGCGGATCGTAGCGCTCCAAGACAAGATCATGGCCGCGTTCATCGCAGACACAGAGTACAAAGCGAACCTGGTCAACACGCTCGGAAATCTCAAGGACGTCGTGGAGAAATTTATCGAGAATGGTAAATGAAAATGCCAGAACTCCTACGTCGACTACTGCCAGGGTGCGAAGCTGAGAAGCTGCTCGAGCAGAACGAGCAGCTGTCGAAAGACTTGAGTGAGCGATTGGTAGGCACGGTCGAGGATGTCACAACCATCTTTGGCCGTCGCGGCCATCCCAACATCGTCATCCCCATCGCCGAGCGCCGCAAAGCGTAATGGGCCTGCTGGACTTCGCCACCCCACCGTGGCTCAACCCGAAGGTTTGGGCCGCGGTGGCCGCCGTACTGGCGCTCATCGCATTCGAGTGGTGGGTGTACTCTAAGGGCGAAGCGCATACGCAGGCGCTGTGGGACAAAGAGAAGGCCGAACTCCAGGCCAAGTACACCGCCGAAGTCGAACGGCTCGAAGCCGTGAACCGCAAAGTCGAAGTGCGCTACATGGACCGCGTTCGCGTCGTCCAGGCCAAGGCGCAGGCCATCGTCAAAGAGGTGCCGAAGTATGTCACGCAGATTGACGATTCTCGCTGCGTCATCCCTGATGGCTTTATCCGCCTGCTCAACGCCGCCGCTCAAGGTGACGTGCCCGAGCCCGCAGGCACCACCAGCGCTGCTGAGCCCGCCACCATTGCTGGATCTCTTCCCGGAGCACGCCACGCTCAGTGACGTGGCTATGACGGTGACGACGAACTACGGTCGCTATCACCTGACGGCGGCGCAACTCGAGGCTTTGCAGGAGTGGGCGGTGCAAGTAGCCCAACCGACAGAGCCCCGATAACGAAACCTGCGACGAGTCCTGCTACGAAGGTCATGATTGCGCCACTGTCTGCTGATTGTGGTACATGGTTGCGTGCTCCGCACCGCAGAACACTTTGTGAAAAGGCCCCCAGCGGCCACCCTCCCAATACTTCGACTCCGGGACAAAGCACTTAGCGTCGTTATCCCAGGTCGCAAAAACACTGCGGCTGCACGCCGCGCACTGCCAGATAGGGCCTAATTTCGTCACGCTGCTTTCTCCTTCATGGCGGCAAGCAACAAGTCTTGCACGCTGGCCTTGGTCTTGCGTCGGAGCATCACTTCACGGTCGAGCGTACCACGTGCCAGAATGTGGTAGACGAACACGTTGCGCTGGTGGCCAGACTGCATCTGCCGGACCGGCCCAATGCGTTCGATGACCTGCTGATACGGCTCGAGGCTCCACCAATGGCCGAAGAACACGATCCGATTCCCGCCATCCTGGAGGTTGAGCCCGTGGCCGGCGGATTCAGGGTGCAGTACCAGCAGGGGGATCTCGCCACGGTTCCATGCGGCTTCGTCTCCCGCTGTGCGCAGTTCGCGCGCCTTCTTGAATCGCGCCTTGATGCGCGCCAGGTCGTGTTTGAACTGGTAGCAGACGATGAGCGGTTCGCCCGCGGCCTCTTCGATGATCTCTCCGAGCGCATCTAGCTTCGCGTCGTGCACCTCGTCCCAGCGCGAGGCGTCCTGATTGTAGATCGCGCCATTCGCGAGCTGTAGGCACTTCATGGTCATGCTCGCGGAGTTGAACGCTTCGACCCCCGCGCCGTTGAGTTCGATGTACATCTCCTGCTCCATCTGGCGGTAGAGCTTCATGGCCTTCGGTGGCAGGTCGACCGTCACATCGGTCACGATGGGCTCTTCCAGGTCGAAGTAGTCCTTGGCATCAACCGCCAACCAGCAATCTGCTAGCGCTTCCTGAATTTGTTCCTGCGCCCATTCAGTCGGCACCACGCCATACCCGCTCGGGTGTGGGCGGAACCACCGGTTCTGGAATGCTGTGAAGGTGAGGCCCAGGCGCGCGCCGCGATCAACGAACCACTGCTGACCCCACAGGTCGATCAGCCCGTTGGGCGCCGGGGTGCCGGTTAAGTTGATCCAACGCTTGGTAGAAGCGCTGTGCGCAACTTTTGCCAGCATCGCCGCGCGGATGCCACCAGAATTCAAGCGATGGTTCTTCAACTTTGTAGACTCGTCCGCCACAATATTTGCAAACGCCCAATTCTTTGAGGTACGGGAAATCAGCCATGGCAGGTTCTCGTAGTTGATGGTGTAGATCTGAACATCGCGCTTCAACGCAGCCAAGCGCTCAGCTTCGGTGCCGACGATGGGCGACACGTCGAGATCGAGGTGGTCCCACTTCTTCGCCTCCGCGGGCCACACGCTTCTTGCCACCCGCAAGGGTGCCAGGACGAGTGTCGGTCGCGACTCGTAGCCGAAGCGGTAGAGGGTGTCGAGCATCGTAAACACGGAGACGGTCTTGCCACTACCCATGAACGAGCTGGTACTACACCGTTCGTGCTCGAACGTGTAGTTCACAATGTCGCGCTGGTAGGGGCGAGGGTTGAACTTCACGATCCACCCATAAGAACCAGAATACCCAAAACGACAATGACCCAAACAATCAAGATGGCACCGATGATCTCCATCACCGCCCCGCGCCTGCCCAGCGCCTTACCCTGTTGAAAGGACGCAACGCCCATCCTTGATTAGGGCTCCAAGGCGGCCCCAGTTCGCCATATTTAATCGGGCAAAGCCGCACCCGCCTCGACCGCGCGCGGCGCTTCATGGCCTATCCACGATTGGCAGGAACGCCAAAAAGAACACAATCCACACGATGTAGAAATCCATCACTCCACCTCCCGTGCCTGCCAAGCCGCGAGCGCGCGGGCTGGCCTTCAAATAACGCTTGTGCCGTCTCAACCAAGTCTGCGTTGCGGCCTAGCGGGAACGCATACACGTTAACTGCCTCCCGCAGCGCACGGTTCTCGGCGTCGAGGGCGGCGATGCGCTTCACCGCCTCATCTATCGCAAGTTCACCGACTGTTTTCCACTCATCCCGCACAGCATCCGCTTCTTTGACGCCTGCAATGGCCGCTTCCGCGTAAACCGCGCCATCCAGCATCTCCTGCTGCATGTGTCTCAACCAGTCTTTGATACTCAAATCACCGCGCTCAGTCGTGACGCCGTATTTCAGGATCCCAACCTTACTGCGTTCCAAAAGCATTGCTCGCACAGACTCCACATTGGCATCTGGCGACTTCGCCTCATCCCTCTCAGCCACCAGCGCGGCCACGCGGGCCTCAATGGCGGCGCGCTCAGTCTCGCCTGAATCGTCGTGCCACCGCGCGATGCCGTAATCATCCACCAGCGCCATGATTTCGTCTTTCTCGCTCACTTGTCGCCTCCCGGCGCGTCGCGCTTCCAGCAGTCACATTTGCTTTCATCTATCGTGTCCAGACCCACCATGCCGTCCAGAATGTTTTCGACTATATGGCTGTCGCACAAACTGTCATGCGGCGCCCGCTCTATCGCCTCCCGCAGCCGCGCATTCTCGGAGCGAGAGGCGGTGAGGGCTTCTTCCAAGTTGCGCTGGCGCATGAACCTGTCGTGCGCTTCTCCCATGGCGTCACTGAAATCGGTGTCCATCACTGCTTCTCCTGCGCGCGGGCGGCGATGGCTGCGTCAACTGCATGATTGACGTGCTTGTGGTCCCCATCGAACCAAGCCGACCAGCACTGGCGAACGTCACCAGAAAACAAACGTTCCTCTGTCTGCGTCACGCGAGCGCGCCTCAAGAATTCCTGCCACCGCTCCGCATCCTTCCCCCACGCCTCGCGCACGACGGCCAGGGCTGCGCGCATGCCGCTTTTCTGCGTCACCCACCTGTCAGCTTCATGAACCATCGCCTCGATCAGTTCCTCGTCAGTCATGCTTCACCTCCACTCGCTTGCCGCAGTCGTCGTGATAGAAAATATCGCCGCAGCCATTTGGGCATTGCTGTCTCGGTGGAGAACTGTATTTAACGAAACCGCATTTCCCACAAAGGAAGCCATGACGACCAGCCTGCCCCGCCCGATGCGCGTCGAGCGCGGCTATGGCGACGTCTGCTAATTCTTCGGACGACGGGCGGAACATCCTGATGGCCCTGATAGCCCGCGCCACGGCCTCGCGCTCGGCGCTCATGGCTGGGGCTTCTGCATGGCTGAAAGCGCCTTGCAGCGCAGGCATCGGTAGTGACGAGACCCGAATTCCGGGCAGTCGTCGCCATAGCCGCAATCTTCTTCCGCGAGTTCTTTCACGAAATCATTCAGTCGTTCCAATCGCCCCGCATCAGCCTGCGCGGCGGCAAGCTGCTGGCGCAGGGCTTCGTGCTCGCCGGCTAACGTCGCATAGCTGTTATTCGCGACGTGTACTTCGTCCCGCAGCCGCTCGACCGTCGCCGTGAGTTCGGCGATGGTGTTCATTGCCTCGCACAGTTCGCACTGCCGGCTCAGTTGCCCGTGGGCGCATACCATGTCACTCATCGCCTTTCCCCAGCGCCGCGATCAATGAATCGGCAAAATCCACAGCCCACCGCGCCTTTTCATCGGTGTCCCACGTTTCATTAACCGGCCACGCTGCAAGGATCCCTTGCATCGCCGCCATCGCCATCCGCTCGCGCACCGTCATGTCGCGGGCGAGGCGGGCGGGTGGTGGTCCTGCCAATTGCCGTGGCAATTCGTCTGCGGTGTATTCGCGCCGTTTATCCGCATTGGGCGGGCTGGCGAGGCGGTAGGCCACGATGTCATCGAGATCGCCCCTGTGCTGCCAGTTTGTTTCTCCGCGCATCGTGTCGGCTGGGATTGTGGCAACGGCACCATCGCGAAACTGAACTACATAATTGACATTCGCCGCCACCGGGCAGGGGCCGCCGTTGTGCTTAATCCACTCGTTCATCGCTTTATCCTCCGAACCCAATCGTTAATAGCTTCTCGGTTGTCGAACACCAGGCACGTCGCCCCGAGATCGAAGCACCGCTGGTGAAAGCGCACTTGCTCTGCGCGCGGCTTCTCCCCTGGCGCCTTCAACTCCACGAACGCCACGAAGCCGCCAGGGAGCATCACCACCCTGTCCGTCACGCCCCGGCGCCCAGGGCTGACGAACTTGAGGCATTCCCCCTTTAGTTCCGACACAACTTTGCACAAGTGTTTTTCTATCGCCGACTCGCGCATGCTAACGCCTCACAAATTCTCCTGCGTACGCTAAAGCGGCTTTTCTATACCTTTCCGCCGCCTCTTCTGCAGTAGGAAAGCACCCTAAGTGTGTCTGCTTTCCTTTTATCTTTATGGATGCTACGTAAGGATTGCACGTTTTTATTTTTATGCGGTATACGCCCCTAAATCCCGTAGTGTTATTTTTCTGGCGCGGAATATTGAACTGATTTTGCGCGCTGGTGCAGGCTCTCAGATTTTCAATCCGGTTGTTCGCGGGGTCTCCGTCTACATGGTCTATCTGTTCGGGCTGAACACCATGCACATATAAGTAGATAAGACGATGCACTGCATATTTTTTCATCTTAACGCCGCGCCAAAGGTAACCGCTTTTCCCCGGCGTCCCTGTGTAGCGGGAATTGCCGCCCTTTATGCGATGCAGCAGTCCTGTTTTTTCATCGTAGCTGAAAACGGAACGAAGGTATTCCTGAGTGAAGGGCATGTGCTTGACGTTCATCTCGCCACCCTCCGTTCTAACTGCACACCGCGCCACGCAGATCGCTTGCACGAATACTTGTGCAGCCGCTCGCGGTTGGCGTCATCATACTCGAGCCACTGCTCCTGGCCCTGAACTTGAGCCTGGCGAAGCACCGTGTCTTCGCCGCAACGCTTGCAGGTTGAAAGTCTCATGCCCTGATCTCCACTGTCCAATCAGCTTTGAGCACATACCTCAGCACCACTTCCTGCTCGGGCTTCTCGCCGCGGTTCCGCGCCGTGTGGCAGTGCACGCAACCACCGCGCGGTCGGCCGCGGCGCTTGATGTATCGAATGCCGGGGTGGCCGTACTTGCACGGTGGGCCCTGTTCGTACTTCACACCGTCCGCGACGTATTCGATTTTGCGTGGTGCGCTCATTTCCGATACCTCTGTGTCTCGAAGCCTTCAGCTTTCAGCGGCAAGCCCGGTGCCCAGGGCGGAACGGTGGCGAGCATGGCGACGAACGGATCGAGCGGCGCATCTTCGGCGCACTCGGCGATCACCTCGTCATAGCACGTCGACACCGGCACATATTCGCTGTCCCGCATCAGTTGCAGGTTCGCCACCAGAATGTCGCGCTCTGTGCCGAGCGCAATGTTCTGCGTTAGCTTTCCGCCCCAGGTCTTGGCACGGCCCCACTGCTTGGTGTACTCGTTCGTGCCGGCGTAGGTGATCTCCCCGTTGCCGTACTTGCCCGGCTCTACGCGCGCCTGCGCGTAGCTAAGCGACCGACCGCTCGGCAGCACGATCCTCAACCACGAGCCAGAGCGCACGATTTCCAGCTTGTCCAACTGGCGGCGCGTGCCGCTCGGCGACGTGATGACACCCTTGCACGCCTCTTCCAGTTCGTACCAGAACGCTTTGATGTGGGGGCTCTGCGCGCGGTACTTGTCGATGATCTCTTTCTTCTCGGCGTCGGTCAGCACGACACCGTAGAGCGTCGCCATCCGGTCGACGGCATTCACCCCGCCGCCGAAGCCACCGGCCAGACGTATGACCTTGCCGACGTTCCGCCAGTTGCCGCCCGCTTCGTTCTCGGCGATCACACGCTCGAGCGTGACGTTGAACAGGCGCGCGTACGTGGTCATGTACACGTCGGGACCGACGCCCGCGTCGTAGTCGCGATACGCTTGAAGCACCCACTCTTCGCCTGCGTACCAGGCCGTCTCACGGTCCTGCACGCCGTTGATGTCCGCCACCACCAACTTCTTTCCGGGCGGCGCGATGATGGCACCGCGGAGCGCCGCGCTGGCCATGTCCATCGGGGCGTCGTACACAAGGTCAGCCACGCCGGCCTTGATGAACTCGACGCCTTCGGGGATGTGCTTTTTCAACTTCTTCGGCGGGCGCGGGAGGTTGAGCGGCTGGAAGCCCGAGCCGCTGATCCGGCCGGCGCGGTTCGCCCCGCAGAACTTGGCCGTGAAACGCAGGCGCTGGTCGACGCTCACGGAGTTCAGCAGCACTTGCCACTTCGCGTTGCTGCCCTTGGAGGACCACAACCTGATCTCCAACAACTCCCGCACCGGCTCCGGCAGCGATTCGTCCTGAATGCGCCGCTCAAGCGTGGCGGCCTGCATATCCGGCAGGGATACGCCGTAGTCCTCAAGGAGCAGCTTCAAGAGCGCATCGCGCTGGCTGACCGCAAGGTCGGTGCCAGTGATCTCCGCGGTGCGCTCCTGAAGCGCCTCCTTCGTCCTCGCGCCGAGCGCCACGGCTTCGCGGGCAAGGTCGAGGTCGACGTGGAAGCCTCGCTCGCTGATCTCTTGGTGCTGTATCCATGCCTGCCGTTCGACGGGCGTCAAATTCCACTTCGGCAGCTTGCGGTGCAGCTCTCGCATCGCCACCACGTCCTGGCGCGCGTATTCGATGAACTCGGCCCACTCAGTGGGGTGCGTAATTGCTGTCGCTCTGCGACAGTGAGAGGTCTTCGGTCGGGGCTTGCAGAACAGTTGGATCAACTGTTTCCCGCGCTTGTCCTTGCCCTGATCGCCGAGCTGGTAGATTTCGCTCAGCGGCCCCAAGCTACCCGGCAGCGAGTGCTGCAGCGCCTGGGCGCTCGTGCAATGCCACTGCTCGAGCGGCGCGGTGAAGCCAATCGTGCGCAGACCTGTGCGGTCAAAACTGGCGTTATGAGCGCAGCGCACGTCGGCGGCGTTCCATGCGGCCACGAAGCGCGAACGGTCGACGCCGATGCGCTGCCAGTCGATCACCTCCACCGGCCCATCATCGACCGCCCACGACACCAGCAGCACCTCAGCCGCTTCCCAATAGCGCGCCGTGCCGACCGTGATGGGCAGTTCGCAAAATGATTCGATGTCGACGTAGAGGGTGGTCATTTGCGGGAGTCGATGAAGCTCTGCACAAGCGGCAGCAGCTTTGCGTTGATCGAGTAGTGCTCGGGCATATCAGCGCGGCGGAAGATGACCTGCCAGCCATGCTTCGGCGTTTCAACCTGCAGCACCTGCCAGTCACCTTTACCGGGACGAAAGGCAACGCCGCGCTGTGTGAGCCATTCCTTGAACGGCTCCAAGTGCGTCAGGTGGAGAGTGCAGCGGATCATGTCCTGCGCCTGATCACCAAACGCCAAGGGCTCCGAATATCGGCCACGAGCTCCAAGCCCGCAGCCGATAGCGCCGCGTGCAGTTGCTCCATGCCGATGTCGCGGTCGCACCAGAGCGGCACCGGCAACCGCTCGTCGCGCGGCGTGATGTGGTACTCAGCCATCCGGCGCTTAGCCGCGGCGCTCAATGCTTCAACGCTCAACTCAGACATAGCCCCTCCTACGTTTGAAGTTGAGCGCCCCGCCGCGTGGTGTTGCGGTTTACGGCGGGGCGCTCGGAGATCAACCCATGAGATCCGCCAGCTCTTCGCCGGTGTCGCTCAGGTCGTCCATGCCGTCGACGCTCGGCGGCGGACCGCCCGCGAAGGCGTCGCCGTGCGCGCGGTGCTGGAACACCAGGCACTGAGCGTTGATGCGCTTGCCGTACTGGTTGTCCTGCGCCCACAGGCTCAGCTTCACGTCCGCGTAGCACCCCGCGTAGAGGTCGCCGTCGCGCGGCGTGCTGATGGACTTGTCCCGCTTGATGCACAGCGGCGCCTGGTTCTCGCGGCTCGAGCACGACAGGTAGAAGCGGTCGGCGAAACCGTCGTACGGCTCGCCACTGGCGGCCATCTTCGGCCCGTGGCGGAAGCAGACGCGATCTTTCGCCTTCATCTCCTTGAGGAAAGCGCCGGCCTTCGCGCCCCACTTCTCGATGGCGCACGCCTGAATGGCGTCGTCCAGCTTCTTGACCTGGGCCTCGTCGGCCGGGTCGATGATCAACTGCGCGCCGTACGAGAGCTTGCCCTCGTAGCTGCCGGGCTCGTAGCCGTTGAAGAATGCGAGTCGCACGTTCTTGAGAATGATTTCCACGTTGTTGCTCCTTAAAAACCGATTTTGGACAGCGCTTCGAGCACGTCCTTGACTGCGGGTTGGGCGTCGAGCAGCGCCAACGCTTCGTTGACCTGCTTCAGCCGATACTCGAGCCGTTCCTTTTCACTGGTCAGACGTTCGAGCACCGATGGCGCGCGCACGGGGGCGTTCATCAGGGAGTTTTGCATGTCGTACTGACTCCGCCCTGCTAACATTTCATTCATCTCACATCTCCACTTCGGTTGATAAATCTTCCATCCCCGACGCATCGGGCGCCACGCTGATCGCCGGCCGCTTATCGCTCTCCGGCGCCACGCTGGGCTTGCCCTGGCCTTGGGTGATGAGCGCCTTGGCCTTGTTCCAGCGCCGCGGTGAATCCGCCAGCACCTTCTCGGCTTTGGTCGGAGAAATGAGCTTGAGGTCGTAGGCTTCTTCGACCTTGAGCCGGAACGTCTTGCGCAGCAGTTCCTCTGCGGCCGTCTCGTCGGACCAACTGCGGGCACCCCGGCGACCTTCGACCAGCTTGTAGCCGGGCACCGCGCGGCCGGCAATGAGTTCGCCCTCGACCGCTGCGCGCACAGCTTTGCACCAGTCCTCGATCATGCCGACCTTGGACATGGCGTCGCTCAGTTCGCGCGCCGGTAACAGTTCTGGGCCGTGAACCGCTTCGACCGTCAGGTCAGCCATCCCCGCAGCCAAGTCTTGCGAAACAGTCGACGCCACTTCCCGACTCAGCGCCGGGCACGTAGCCTTCGCTTTGCACCACTGACACGCCTTTTCGCTCGGCGCGAGGTAGTCGGCCAGGTCGCCGATTGCCTCATACGCAATCACGGCTTCGAGCACCGACAACGCAGCCACGCGGGCGTCGCTAGCGAAGTCCTCC